CTTCCAACTTCTCAAAGTTTCCTTCTTGAAGTTTTCTGTCTTCGCGTAGTTCTGTAACCTCTTTTTTAAGAGTTTCCATTACAAAACCATCAAGTAGTTCTGCATGTTCTGAAATCTTACGCTTATACTCTACCTGAGCCTCAACTGCTTTTTGTTTATCTGCTTGGAATTCTTCTAATTCGCCTTTTATTGTTTCAGATAACATGCTATCAAGTGCGGACACCATCTGCTCTTTATCTGTTTCATAACGATTAGCGAATTCTTCGCGTAATTCAGTTGTGATCTCTTCACGAGTTTCTGCTAGTTTCTCATTCCATGCTTCGGAAAGTGTTGAACGCACTTCTTCTGATAGGACTTCTGAACTTAGGAGTTGTTCTATTGCATGAGCCATTACTTTCTCCTAATATCTAGTGATTCAATGAACTTCAATACCTCTTCCTGGAGATATTTTTGTGCTGCATCATCTTTTGTTTTAGCTGCGGCAACGTCTAGTAAAATATTACCTCTTTTGCCATTCATAATTTGTTCATAAAGTGGATCTGGATACGCATCGGGAGCCGATGGGTTTGCAACTATGTCAACCGTTTGGATTTCAAAGTCGCTTACATTTCCACTTTCTGTAACATTACCACTACCGCGTGATGATACACCAAGTTTAACGCCGTTCTCTAATAGGGTAATACAAATATTTCCCATTGGAGTTGGCAACAATTTTAGTCTTCCATAACCATCGCTACCTTGCATCCACATACGTTCAATCATATGTGACACTCGGTCCAAATTAACTTGTAAGTCATCTGGGTGGTCAGCTTCGCCTAATACTGTAAAACCCTCGTCAATTTTACTCTGAACTGAATTAACAGCTTTGGTAATTTCATTAACGGGGTAAATTCTTTGGTTCTGATTTTGTTTAGCACCTTGGACAAAGATACCTTCCATGAACAAGTTTTTACCGCCTTTGCCGTTATCCACGGCTTCGGTTACGATTTTAGCTTGGTCAAATGTAAGGTGTTCTTTAAGTGTAAACATTACGCAGATTTACCTTTTTTCTCAGCGCCATGGCCTTTAGTCTCCGGTGATAGTTTAGCACCATCTCCTGGATGAGCTACGCCCATATCTTTTGCTGATTTGTCTGATAAACCTTTGTCAGATCCTTTGCTGTCTTTTGTCATGTCAACTGCTTTGCCGCCCATGTCATTTTTACCTGCAACTGGTGATGCTTTACCATCATCGCCTGCTGGCATGTCTACTGGGTGCATTGCGCCGTCTTTACCGACTTTCTTTAGATCAGCTGCTTCTTCAAGTTCTTCTGCATCATCGTCTGATTCTGCTTCTTCAGTAACTTCGTCCGCTTCTTCTTCTTTTGCCTCTACAAACGCTTCTTCCATTTCTGGTTCCATGTCCATTTCTGGTTCCATGTCCATTTCTGGTTCCATGTCGCCTTCAACTTCGTCGTCGCCCATAATTTTGGCAAATTCTGCTTTAAGATCAGATAGTGCGTCTTCCACACTAACTAATTTGTCTTCGATGTCACCATGCTCTTCGTCATGTGCGTCTATATCGCCGTCCATGTCTATGTCTGCTGGTGTTTCTTCATCTCCGCCTAACTCTTCTGCTGCTTCCAAGTCGTCCATTTCTGGCTCCTCATCTTCACCAAAAGCCTCTTCGGCCTCAATTTCTGCTTCATCTGATTCGATGTCATCTAGGAAATCATCAGCTTCTTCATTGCCGATAGCTTCTTCAATTTCTTCTTCTGCTACGCCATCTTCAACGATTTCATCTGCTTCGACGATATCATTCCAGATTTCACGTGCTTTTTCAACGAAAGCCTCATGTAATAGATCTGAAGCTGATGCTTCGTCTCCGTTCACTAAGCTCTCGATTATCTTTGTATAACGATCTCGAGTACTCATTGTTTTGTTCTCCTTTAACAAGTCAGGTTGTAACATATATATTTAAGAAGTCTTGGTGTAGACCAACATATAATACATAAAAAACCGCACTTTTGATGCGGCCCGTATTATATTTACCATTTTAGGCGATTATTCGCCGTCGTTACCTGCAGATCCGTAGATATCTTTATAACTTTCTACACGTTCTGCATGTTCTGCCTTTGCAAGCTCTTTCATGTTACGTAGCTTATGCAAATGACGTAATGTTAACTTAGGACGTCTAGTATCATCTAGATCCCATTTGTTATAGTTATCATCTTCGGCGTTTTGCGCCATGTCACTAAATCTCATCTGTATCTCCTTCTAATCCTGCATCATTTCCTAGTGGAGATGTGTCAGCACCGGCATCAAAGTCGCCTTCTCCTTCTTCGTTTTCGGCGTCTACATCTGTTGGTTCAAATGTGTCTAGGTCTGTGTTTCTAATACCCATACCACCTAAATCTGTCTGTGAATCATTAGTAAACGAGTTTTGAGAATTTTCTTCTTTCCACATACGCTCGTTATTAATAAGTTCATCTTCAGTTAATCCAAGATACTTACTTAATATAAATCTCTTAGACATGTATGGTGTTGCTTCAACTTGTGAGAATAGACTTGCACGTGCTGTGTCAAGTTCTAGCTCTCTGTATTGACTAAAGCTCTGTGGTTCAATAAAGTTTAATTCAAATAAACTACTCGAAACTTCAATACCTCTGTTCTTTAAGAACATTTTAAACTCTTTGTCCAATGGTGGAAGTATTGTGTCTTGTAATCTTTCACAGTATTTGCTGAACCTAAATTCTTGTATCATTGCTGTGCCAACTCGTCCGTCAGTATATGATGCTGATCCGTCCTCAGCTCCTGTTGGTAAGTAACTACTTGGTATACGTAGTCCACGCATTAGTTTGTTATTGAAATATTTTAGGTCATCAATTTCGCCTAGGTTTTCACCACCTGGTAAAACTTCAACTTTAGATCCACGTCCTTCTGCCGTTTGGGCAAAAAAGTAATCTTCCATGATTGACAGCGGGTTATACGCTGCATCCATAACCTTTGTTCCACCACCACTCATATTTGGAATACGTGTTTGGTGAACTTCGTTCTTTGTTCGCTCAACAAAACTCATAGCTTTATGCGGTGGTAAGTTACCAACGTCTACATAAAATACTCTACGTTCTGGAGCTCTTTGAACACGATAGATAATAATACTATCTTCTAATAATTCTTTTTGTTTGTATACTTTAAATACACTATCAAGGATACTGTTACCAAATGGCCATGCATTTGTTAATCCATCACTTAATGCGATATGTAATACGTTTGCTGAATCAACAGCATACTCGGTTGTTCCGCCACCCGGTGCACCTGTTTGTATAACGCCTGCGTTGGATTTGTTGCTTGTTAATACTGTAGAACTTTGTGATACATCAGATGTTTGTTTTGTATCTACTACAACCATATCATGTAAGTTAAGACTGATATTTTTAATTAGATACTGCTCAATGTCTTTGCCTGTGCTTTCGTTAATAATAGCCTTGGAAACATCTTGCACATTAACCCAAAATAATTTATAGTTTTCTGGATCTCTAATAAAAAACTGATCACCATATTTAATAGTTGCTCTGAATAATCCATGTATTCTTCTATCAAAGTCATTTATGTTGACCCATTGTCTAAGTGCTGTTTCTAATGCATTTACTTCAGATTCTGTTGCTTCTTCTTTATAATGAACTTTAAATGGTAACTTTGTATCTGGGTCTGATTGTGTGGCAAATTCAGCAATAGTATCTAGGGCTGAGTTAATTTCACTGTCTTGATCCATAATATCGTATTGAGTATAACGTTCAACACGATTTGGTTGTCCGCTATATACTTCAGGAAGCCAACTGGCCCATCTGTTTGTTTTTTGTCCAAATGATCCACTACCTGATGGATCGTATTTTGTAAAGTGTTTTTTCCAGCTCATATGTTAGGTTACCTTTATTATAAGTGTATTTATCTCGAGTTCATCATATCGATGTCAATATCTAAATTATATTTTTTATTGAGTCTCTTAACTATTGTTCTAAGTTGAACTAATGCCTCAATGGTATGTCTTTTACTATTGATAATTTCTGTTAATTCTTGACTATTGTTTATTTTACGCGATATATCTGGATTTGTCAAGTTATTTTGTATCATTTCTAATATCTTGCTTCGAACTGGTGAATTGCCAGGCATCATTTCCATTGATTTTGCTATTTCTGGCATTAGTGCTTGCATTATTTCTATATTACTAGAAATTGTTCTGTCTGGTGACTTGCCATGTATCGTTTCCTGATTCATGCTCTTTGTTTCTTTATTACTAAGAATTGTTCCGTCTGTGTTTGGAACAAATAGCTCTGCTGTGTTTAGTCCTAACTGATCTCCAACAATGTAAGGATTTCCTGCGTCAACTGGTCCACCATGTTTTCTTGTTTCTGCAGGTTGGATTGTTAAATGTCCACCAGTGTCACCTGATTTAAAATTATTAATAGTTTGACTTTTAGCTTCTTGTGGAACTATTTGTCCGGTTCCTGCGCCTGTGTCGTTTATTAAGTTATTATTATTAAGTATAGATGCTAATTCTTTAGAATACATTCCTGTATCATCATTAGTTACAATCTGATCACCCTGTAGTAT